TAATACTAAACTGTTAAAGTATTTAACTGATTGTGGGATATTTCAAGATGATAGATCCAGTGCTGATAGAATTGATTTTCTTTGTTCTGAAGCAAATCTTCCCAGTTCATCTTTTGAAATGTCAGAAGAGATGGGAAGTCGTCAGGGAACAATAGAAAGATTTGCAACTCGAAGATTATATAATGAATTTGATTTAACTTTTTATGTTGATAGTAAGTATAATACCTTACGTTTGTTTGAAGAATGGATGAATTTTATTAGTCCGATCTATGATAACAATAATAAGTATGAAGGTAGTCCTGATGGTCAATTGAATTCATATGGTGATAGAAATAATTTTTATAGATTCAGATATCCTGATGATTATAAAAGAATAATATCTATTACTAAATTTGAAAGAGACTTCCTGACAAAACCAAATGAAGATAATCAGAGTGAGTTTACTAAGTTTAAGAATCAACCATTATTGACCTATAGATTTATTGATACATTCCCAACAAATATTAATGCAATACCATTAACTTACGAAGGTAGTTCGATCACACAAGTATCTGTAAGTTTCAATTATTTGCGTCATACTGTTGAAAAACATGGTTCGCAGTTTGCTGCTATACCTTTTTCATTTTAGTCCCTAAATAAAATTACTGAATTGTATATAGGATATTATGCCTTTACCAAAAATTGCTACTCCAACTTATGAGTTGGACTTACCTTCCTCTGGGAAGAAGATTAAGTATCGTCCATTCTTAGTTAAAGAAGAGAAGGTTCTTATTCTGGCTTTAGAAAGTGAAAATGTTAAACAGATTACTACTGCTATCAAAGCAATTTTAAAAGATTGTATTAGCACTAGAATTAAAATTGACACTCTTCCAACATTTGATATTGAATATTTGTTTTTAAATATTCGTGCAAAATCTGTAGGAGAATCATTAGATTTAGTTGTTACATGTCCTGATGATGATGAAACTACTGTACCTGTGAAAGTTTATATTGATGAGATTGAAGTGCAGCAGGATGAAGATCATACTACTGATATTAATCTTGATGGTAACTTAACATTGAGAATGAAATATCCATCATTGGAGGAATTCATTTCAAATAATTTTGATTTTGAAGGTAATAGTAATGAATCTATTATTGAAAAATCTTTTGATGTTATTGCATCATGTATTGATATGGTATTTGATAAAGAAGATTCTTGGGCAGCATCTGATTGTACTAAGAAGGAATTGACTGAATGGCTTGAGAGTTTAAACTCCAAACAATTCAAAGAGGTTGAACATTTCTTTGATAGTATGCCTAAACTTTCTCATACATTTAAAGTTACAAATCCCAAGACTAAAGTTGAGAGTGAAGTAACATTGGAGGGATTGTCAAGTTTTTTCGCTTGAGTATGTCTCATATTGATCTTGAGTCATACTTTAAAATTAACTTTTCTTTGATGCAACACCATAAATATTCTTTAACTGAAATTGAAAACATGATGCCTTGGGAGAGAGATATCTATCTTTCTCTACTTAATCAATATATTGAAGAAGAAAATGCAAGAATCCAAGAGGCTTCATAACTCAAATGCAAACTCTATTTAAATCTAATCTCTTTTCTGGAGGCAATAAAACCTTAACAGGTGCAAAGAACTTTGTGTCTGGTGGAAAGAAATTAGGTGCATCTATAGTTGGTACAGCAAAGAATAATATAGTAAATTTTAGTACAACAGCAAAGACTCTTATACCACAAAAGAAAGATAATGATAAGAAGGATGGTGTAAGAGATTGGGTTAATGATCGGTTGAGAAAGAATTTAAAATTAGTTAGAGATTCATTAAGGAATAATATAGTAAATTTTAGTAGAGCAGCAAAGACTTTTATACCACAAAAGAAACAAAAGAAAGATGATAAGAAGAATAGTTTTATAAGTAACTACACAGATTTCTTTGGATCAAAAAAGACTGAGAGAACTTTAAGAAAGAGTTTAAAATTAGTTAGAGATTCATTAGTTAGTACTTTTGAAATATCTAGGAATCTCAAAGCAGCAATTATTGGTATCACTGATAACCTTAAGACAAAAGTAAAAGGTGGTGGAGGTGGATTATTTGGTGGTTTAATGGGTGGATTTGGAAAACTTTTTGATTTTATGAAATTCTTACCTGTATTACTACCTTTACTACCTTTAGCTATACCTTTTTTAAAGATACTTGCTTTAGGAGTTGGTGCTGGTATTGCTGCTTTGCTTCTTAACAAAGGAACAAGAGAAGCAATATTTGGATTTATAAAAGATTATGCTGCACCAATAGCTGGTTTCTTATGGGGTTCTCTTAAAAGTTTGGTTGGTAGTTTGATTGAAAGTATTGTTCCAAAATGGATAAGAAATCCTTTGGGTGCTATTACAGATGAATTTACTGGTGGAGAAGAATTTACTGAAAAGCATAAAGAACTTGATCAAAGATTAAAAGATGCTGGAATGAATACTAAAGGTATAAGTGAGAATAGAAGTAAGCAACAAATTAGAAAGAGTCTGGATGGTAGAACAGAAGAGCAAGAAAAAATATTCAAAGAAGTAGAAGAAGAAAGAGCAGGTCTTAAATCTCAACAGAAAGGGATGGAGGGTGATATCAAATCTACATTGAGTGATATTGATGATGAAAGGAAACCTGGAGAGGAAAAAATATTAAAGGAAATAAAGTCTTTACCTTTTGGAAGTCCTGAAAGAAGTCAGAAAGAAAAAGAATTGAGATTATATAAGAAGGAAACTGGTAACATTAAAAATAAAACAAGAGAAAAAATTAAATCAGATGTTAATAGAAGTGTAGAAGAAGGTATAGAACCAGACAAAAAAGAATTAAGAGAGGAACCAAAATTAAAGTCTGAAGGTAGTGATAAACGTTTGGTTACCAAAAAGGATGATGCACCAAAAATAGATGCACCCTTAAGTGATATTGCTAAACTTGATTTGTATCCAGAACCTGAGAATCTTGGACCAAGAGTTAATTTAACACCAATAACATTTGACCAAGGATCTAAGACAGCAGATACACAGCAATCTCAACAACCCATGTCTACTGGTGCTGGTTCTAATTCTCCTAGTGGAAATGCAGTAACATTTTATTCTTCTACTAATTCAGATGATAGTTACACAGCATTGAATGCAAAGATGACTTTTAATATTGTATAGTGATGGCAAAAATAAGTACTAAATCATCTAATTTAAAATCTATTGCTGATAGAATTGTTGTATCTCCTAATACTGAGGTTGTTGCTGATCTTAAATTTAAAAGGAAACAAGACTTTAGAAAGTTTCTTAAGTGGGTAGATTCTAGTAGCAGAGCATTAAAAAGAATAGAGATACCGAGTAAGAAAGAATTAAAAAAAATTGTTAAAGATTCTAAAGGAAGTGGTGGATTTCCTTGGGGTAAATTGTTATTGGGTGCTGGTGTATTAGGTGCTGGTATTCTTGGAGTTAAGGCTGCTGGTGGATTTGGTGGAGATGGTGAAGGTGGTGATAAAAAATCTCCTTTAGAGAAAAAGATTTCAACTGCTACTGATTTTAGTGGAAGAATACCAAAGAAGATTAAAATTCCATCGGTTAAGGTAAGTAAAAAAATTAAAGTACCAGATAGACCAAAATCAAAACCAAAATTTAAGAGTAATACTTTAAAGAATTTCCAAAAAGGAATTAAACCAAAGACAACTAACATTGGTAAAGGAGTTAAAGTTATTAGACCAGGAGGAGGCCCTCCAATAGGATTTGAAACAGGTAAAGGTAAATTCTCCTCAACTCCAGCAAAAGCACCAGATGTACCTAAAAAGTTAGAAACTAAAACTAAGATAACAACTAAAACTCTTAAACCAAAAACCATTAATTTGGATGGTGTGAAGAAAGCAAAGTGGTGGCAGGTTGGTAAGAAAGCAAAGAACCTTGTTAAGAGTGTTCCTAGAGGTGTTGTACAGACTGCAGGAAAATTATTGGTAGTTGCTGATGCTGCTATGACTACCACTAATAGACTGCAAGAAGGTCAAACTGTTAAGCAATCAGTTGTTGGTGGTGTCTCTGAAGCTGCTGGTAGTTGGGCTGGATTTGCTCCAGGTATGAAAATAGGTGCTGCAGTTACTGCAAAGGCAGCATCACCATTAATACTTGCTCCTATTCCTGGTGCTCGTGTTCTTTATGCTGGTTCTATTCTTTTTGGTGGTATTGCTGGTGGATTTGTTGGATCTAAGATTGGTAGAAGTATGTTTGGTGGTCTTGCAGATAAGTTTACTGGTGTTCAAAAGAAAATGGAAACTATAGATAAAAAGAAATCACCAAAAGAAAAGAAGAAAGAATTGGATTCCATTGTTGGTAAGAAAGAAGAGTCTTCTATTGATATTCCAATGCCAGTGATTGCAAATAGTCAAGAAGCTGAAGCACAACAAACACAATTTGTTCCTATACCAATGGGTGGAGGTGGTAATAGTACTTCTTTTAGTGAACCAGAATCAAGACCAATGAGTGATGGTGTAAATAGTTCATGGGAAACTTTCTTACTTAATAGACTTTGAAGAATGGCAGTTGAAGCTTTAGTTGGTTTAAAACCTAATTTCATTGATATAGAATCAAGAGATGGTACAAAGGTTGATTTAACATCATCCACTTTATTCTGTGATTATTTTGAGGATCTATTGGAACCATTGGTTTCTATGACAGTTACTGTTATGTCTTCTTATAATTTGATTAGTGAATTGCCGATTCGTGGAGGTGAACTAGTTAGAATGAGTCTAGAACTTGCTTCTGGAACTTTTGAAAAGGATATGTATGTGTATAAGGCAAGTGGAGGAGATTTCCAGAGACAATCAGGAACATATGTTTTACATTTAACATCACATTATTGTCTTGCGAATGAAACAGTTAGGTGTGTGAAAAGATATTCAGAGAAATCAACTATTGATAAGCATGTACAAAATATATTGGAGAATGATTTAAAAATACCAACTGATAGGATAAAAAAGATAGAGGAAACTAGTAATACATATGGTTTTTATGGGAATAATAGAAAACCATTTCAGATTTGTCAGTGGTTATGTCCTAAATCAATATCAAAAAATACAGTTAGTGGTGTTAGTGGTAGTGATGGAACTGATAGAGGAACTGCAAAGGGTACTGCAGGATTTTTCTTTTATGAAACTGCTGATGGATTTAGTTTCAGAAGTATTGATAGTTTAGTTTCTAGTACCAAGATACAGGATGGAAGTGCGGATGCTGAAAATTATACTACTTATTTCTCAAAGGGATTTGGTGGTATAGATTCTAATAAATTAGAAAATAATTTTCAAATAATTAATCATTTTATGGATAGGAATATTGATCTGAGAAAAGCATTTGGAATAGGAATGTATTCAAATGATACTTATTTTTATAATACTTTAACTCATGGGGTATCAAGATATACTTATACTCTTAAAGATCAAATAAAGGATAGTCATCTTGGACAACAAAGTGTTAGTGGAGCACCTGAAGTGTTTGGTAGTGGACCTTCAAGATTTCTAGTAAGAACTTCTGATCATGGTATATTGGGTGCTGAAGGCCAACTTGAAAATTCTGGAAGAGATGATGCTGATATGTCTAAATCTTTTGCTAGATATAATTTGTTATTCACACAGGCACTAAATATTCTTATACCATGTAATATAAATTTAAAAGCAGGTGATGTCATCAAATGCGAACTTCCTCGACTAAAAGAGGGACAAAGTAGTGAAATTGATTTAGAATTGAGTGGACATTACCTAATTAAAGAAGTAAGACATCACATGGAGATTGGTGAAAACACAACATCACTCAAACTCATAAGAGATTCTTATGGATTTTCTTAAAGTTACTACGGAGAGTAATTATGACTACTAAAATACCAAACCACGATTTAGACCATGAATCTTACATTGATCCAAAGGATCATAAAGAACATGTTAATCATGGCATGATTGAATACAGTGAATCAGATTTGGAGATGCACAATGATGCATTCCATGATCATGAAGAGAATGAAGAGAATCCTGGTGGTGCCAAGATTAATGATTGGCACACAAGACATGAGGATCAACATCTAGAAGTGTATTGTGATAACCATCCAGATTCACTTGAATGTAGAGTATATGACGACTAATGAATGAGACTTTATTTAAATCTAATATCCTTGGTAGAGACGGATTCATTTGGTGGATAGGTCGTGTTGCTGATCCATCAGTGTGGAAAAAAACAAATGATTTTCTTGCTACTGATGGTAAAAAGCAACAAAGGGTGAAGGTTCGTATTATTGGATATCACCCTTGGGACAATACTTTACCAGAGAAAGATCTTCCTTGGGCTGAGGTGATGCAAGATCCACAGGTCGGTAGTGGTCAGGGTGGCATAGGTGAATCTATGTCACTTCAGGGTGGAGAGACTGCTGTTGGATTCTTTTTAGATGGTGAGGAAGCACAACAACCAGTTATATTTGGATTACTTAATAGAAATCAAGATGTTAGTAGTAGTGTTTCTCCTGAAGAATTAAAGACTAATCAGACAAGTGCATTTAAAACTTGGACTCCAGAAAAAGTAAAACCAACACAAAAGGATAGTACATATACTTTAGAGAATCCAACTTCAGTTGTTCCAAAGAAGGCTGCTGTTAGTGATGCACAAAGTGCTGCTGAAAGATTATATACAAAACCTGTTTCGATTCCCAGTACCTGTGGTGATGATGCTATTAGTAGAATATCACAACAACTCACTGACTTTATAGAATTGACTAGTGGATTGGAGGAAGGGATAGATAACTTTATTGATCCTGTGGTTGGTGAAATTGTTGATATTGAGAAGAAGATTAAGAATTTAGTAAAAGAAGTTAAAGGACATATTAAAGGTATTCTTAATGAGGTAAGGAAAAATTTAATTGGTAAATTAAATTTAATATTTGGTAAGTTCCTTGGTACGTTGAAAAAAATTAATCCTTTTTCATTTATTACTGATGCTGCAGCTAAATTGGGTTTAAAAAATATTGTTAAAATTATTTTCTGTAATTTTGAGAATGCTATAGGTGGTCTTGATGGATTTCTCAAAAGCATGTTTAATAATTTAGTTGGTAAAGTTGTAAATGGACCTCTTTGTGCAATTGAACAATTCACTTCTGGTATTCTAGCAAAAGTATTTGATAAGATAGAGGGTTTGTTAGGTCCAGTTATGGGTGGATTGAATTGGTTGACAGGTGGACTTGGAGCAGTCAAAGGAGTTTTAAAAAAAGCAAGTAGTTTAGCAACAGCAATTTATAGTTTCATTGGTTGTGATGGTCCAAAATGTTCAACACCAAGTAAGTGGGTATCATCATTTAATGCTTCAATGGAAACTAAAACTGATAATTGGGGTGATCAAGTTAAGAATATGAACATATTCACAGGAATAAGTTCTTCTCTTGCTGGTGCAGCATCAAATGTTAAAAGTGGAATTTCAAGTGCATTTGGTGAAATTTCCACAGATGAAATAAAACCATTCAATTATAATGGAACCGATTCTGTTAAGATACTTTCTACAGTTGATAAATTAACTGGTGGAGATTCTGCTGGTACTGTAACAAAAGGTTTGGGATCAATTGAAAGTGCTTTAGCAACAATGTCGTTATTTGGTGGAGAGAATTCAATATTCAATGCATGTAATAATTCGACTAATGATCCAAAAAATCAAGATGATATTGGATCATCTAGACCTGGATATAAGTATGCCAAATGTATTCCTCCTGAACCAAGAATAGTTGGTCTTGGTACTGGAGCAGATGTAATGATAGTTGTTGGAAATAATAGTACTATTTTCTCAATTGAAGTAGTTACTGGTGGATCTGGATATGATAGTGATACAACAATTGCTATAGTTGATAATAGTGGTCATGGATCTGGAGCTCAAGCACTTCCTATTATTAAGGATGGTGTAATTGAAAAAGTTGTAATGTTAAATCGTGGATATGGGTATTGTGGTGGTAATTTAGATGGAATCATTGGTGTTGGTGTTACTGGTACAACTGGAATTAGTACTGTTGGTACTGGAACTACATCTGGTGTTAGAACACCAGATACATTTGGTATTGCAGATACTGATGTTCCTCCAATTGGAACTGCTCTAGATGATAGAACGGGTACGACAACGGGAACGGGTATTGGAACTGGAACTGTGAATACTGGTATAGGAACAGATGTTTATGGTGTAGTTGTTGATATATTTGTTGATGATCCTGGTCGTGGTTATGATCCAGATGATAGAGTTGTAGTATGTCGGGCAGGTATTTGTACATATGTCCGTCCAGATCTTACAACGAGTGGTCACATATCTAATGTTCCTTGGCCTCCTTTGAGTTGGGAGTTTGACACACCTCCAGAAGTTGCTATTGAAACTAAGACTGGATTTGGTGCAGAATTAATTCCAATTATGAGGTATAATATACAATATACTAGGGATATTACTGACAGAAAACCACTTATTGGTATTACAACTGTTATTGATTGTCCACCAGAAGACCATAAATTTTAATGAGGTAAAATAATGTCTAGTTCTTTTCTTGGCCCTATAAGCAGTGATGTTAACGAAATGGTTAACACTCCTGATACAAATACAGATGTTACAAATACAGATGTCAATCTATCTAATGTAGATGAGGAGGCATTGGAAGAGTTTGTAAATAAAAAGATAGAAGATTTTTATAGAAGAGTCTATCCTGGATTTGAGATAACTTCTGGATTAGATACTATGGGTCATGGTAGAGCAGAGTTGTGTATTACTACAGACACTAAACAGGCATTACATTTTTACAAGCAAGGAAATTGTAAATTGGGTTCTAGAAAATCAATCGAAATTAGAACAGGTGATAAAGCATCAGAAGATGATGTTGCTGTTTTGATTTCTGCAGAGAATGGTCATATTATAATAGAAGCACCAAGTGGAAACTTAAATTTACGTGGTGAGAATGTGTTAATAGAATCTAGTGCAGTAGATGGTCAAGTTACTATTAAATCTAAGAAGAATGCAAAAATTGATTCACCAACTATTTTGCTGGAGTCTAATATGTTAACTATGGCTGCTACTTCTGAATGTTTATTAACTGCTGGTAGTGATATGGCAATTTACTGTGAGTCTAATCCAGTTGAGATTGGTAGTGGTCAAGATCCTATTATTGGTGCAAGTATTACTCAAACTATACTTAACTTTATAGATAAAGGAAAAGGTTTATTCAGTGGAGGGTAGATAATGTCACTTAAGAATGTTCATATTGAAACATCAAAACTTGCAATAGGTACTCCCGATTTATCTAAAACAACTTTTCCTGATCTTATGGGATCAGGAACTCTTGTCAATCCAGGAGTTAGTTTATTTGGTGGAGCTCTTAGTGTTGGAGCAGCAAAGGCAGCAGTTAATATTGGTCCTCCATTAGGATCTCTTTCACTTCCAAATTCACTATGGGTTGATGGAAGTAGTGTATTCATGGGAATGGTTTCCAATTTTGGACTTACCTACCATTATGGAATGACTACAATGTATGGTGTGTGCATTAAAAATGCTGCAAGTATGAAGAATGGAATTTCTTTAAAGAATTCCTTGGGTATTGGTAATGTACAAGTTCAAGATAATACAACACATACTATTGCAGGAGCACTTACTGTTGGTGGAGTAATAGCGGCTGGTGGTAATGTTTCTGCACCAATGTTCTTTGGTAATATTGCTGCTTGTATTGGTAAAAAGAATTTTGATATTCCTCATCCAACAAAGAAAGATCATAGACTTAGGCATGTATGTGTTGAAGGTCCAACTGCTGATGTTTATATTAGAGGTAAACTTACTGATGGTAATGTAATAAAACTACCTGATTATTGGAAGGAGTT